CATTTCTTAGGTAATCTTACAATGACTGCAACTGCAGCTATGAGAAACTTAGTTGACTCTGGACAGTTTGCAACATTACCTGCAGGTTTTAAAGCTAAAGGTGTTAAAGTTGTAGGTGACAATGAGCCTCTATCTCCTGGTGAGTTTAGAGATGTTGAAGCTACAGGTGTAGATTTAAATAGAGCAATTGTACCTCTACCTTATAAAGAACCTTCATCTACTTTATATCAGATGTTAGGTTTTGTTGCAGGTGCAGGACAGAAGTTTGCTGACAGTACAGAACAAGTAATTAATGATTCAACTAACTATGGTCCAGTTGGAACAACTATGGCATTGTTAGAAGCTTCAAGTAAATTTTTTAGTGCAATACATAAACGATTACATTATTCACAAAAAGAAGAATTTAAAATATTAGCAAGAATAAACTTTGAGTCATTACCTGACTCATATCCTTACGAGGTTCCTGGTGCAAGTCCAACCATATTGAAGATGGACTTTGATGGTAAGATAGATGTCATTCCTGTAAGTGACCCTAATATACCTTCAAGTGCTCATAGATTAATGCTTTCACAGTTGGCTCTTCAGTTAGCCAGTCAAGCACCACCAGGAACTTATAATATACAGGCATTGCATAGAACAATATTACAAGCTGCAAATATGCCTAACTTGGAAGCTATACTTCCACCACAAATACAGCCACAGGCACTTGACCCTGTATCAGATATACAGGCAGCAGTAAAAGGTATGCCAATAGCTGCATTCCCTGGACAAGACCATATGGCACATATTACAGTTAAGTCTTCATATTTAACTGACCCAATGAATGGTGGTAGTCCTATTATGCAAAAAGTACAACCAGTGCTTGAAGCAAATATAAAAGAACATATGATTATGAGATACCAAGAACAAATTAATGGAATGGTATCAGGAGTAGCTACTGACCCTGCAACATTACAACAAGTACAGGCTCAAGCTGCCCAACAGATTTCACAAGCCAATCAAGCAATGGGTAAAATGGAAACACCTGAGCAACAAATGGTTGAGCTTGAGAAAAAGAGATTAGAGATTGAGTCAGAAAAACTTGGTCTTGAGGCTCTACAAGAAGCTGCAAACTTAGCTGTTAAACAAAGAGAACTAACTCTTAAAGAAGAAGACCAAGGTATTAAAGCTTTAAAAGATGGTGCTAGTATAGCAGTTAAGAGAACTGAAGGTGAAAAGAATCGTCAGTCTAAAATTGCAGGTCAAGCAATTAAAACTCTTGGTGACTTAGCTAAAGAAGAAATGAAAGGAGAAGACTAATGAGTGAATTAATTAAAGGTCCTAAACAAGGAAAAGGTTATGGTGACTGGTCTAAAATATCTAGCACTGAATATTCAGTTCGTGCTAAAAAAGGTATTCTAAGACAAGACCCACCTGATACTTATAAAGTTAAATAACAACTATGATACAAAAAATTATTTCTGAGATTGAGAAGGAATTAAATCTGGAAATAAGTCAAATTCAAAAATCATTAGGGGATGGTAATTGTGAGGACTATTCTCGTTATCAACAAATGGTAGGTTCAATTACTGGATTGAATATGGCTATAGCTATAACTAAAAATGTTTATAAAAATATGATTGATGGAGATGATGATGAGAACGATTAAAATGGAAAAGGCAGTAAATAATAATGAATGGATTGAAGATGAAGAAAAAGCTGACCCAGAAGTTTTACCTAGTCTGCCTGGCTACCACATATTGGTTCGCCCTGTTTCGGTAAAAAGTAAAACTAAAGGTGGATTATTACTACCTGATTCAGTAAAAGATGATGTAGCTTATTTAACTACAGTAGGTAAAGTTTTAGCTGTAGGAGATTTAGCTTACAAAGATGAAGATAAATTTCCAAATGGTAAATGGTGTGATGTTGGAGACTATGTTTGTTATGCTAGACATACAGGTCAAAAACTTTATTACAAAGGTGTAAGACTATTATTATTATTTGATGACCAAGTAATGATGAAAGTTGATGAACCAACTAACTTAGATATGACATATAACCTATCAAACTAAGAAGGAGAGTAATATGAAACTTACAAAAAACATTGTAAAGTTTTCCAACTTTTTAATTAGAATACCAAAAGATATGAAAGGTATTTGGGATTCTTCTGAAAATCGTTGGGGATATAGGAAGATTAATAATGACTAAATTATGTGCAAGGGGGAAAAATGCTGCGAAACGTAAATTTAAAGTTTATCCTAGTGCGTATGCAAATGCGTATGCTTCTAAAATCTGTGCAGGAAAAATTAAAGACCCTAGTGGTAAAAAGCAAAAAGATTGGAAAGGCAGTGCAAAGAGTATGGCAAAAGGTAAAAGAGTGGGTAAGCCACAAGGTAAAATTGCTAAAGGTTGTGGTGCTGTTATGGCAAATAGACGAAAGCGAACTAAAATTACTTAGTGAGAAATATAAAAAAGAAAAAGGTAAAAGACCTGAAGAGGTATAGATGAAAAAGAAAAAAGGTGGTGGACTTAAAAAATGGTTTAAAGAAGACTGGGTAGATATATCTACTGGTAAAAAATGTGGACGTAAATCAGCTAAATCATCAAAAAGAAAATATCCTGTATGTAGACCAAAAGCAGTTGCAAATAAAATGTCTGCATCACAAAAATCTTCAGCAATAAAAAGAAAAAGGGCAAAGACTAATGTAGGACCTAAACCAACTTCTATTAGGTACCCTATTAGTGCAAGTGGACGAAAACAAAAAGTAAAAACAAAAAGGGGATAGACTATGATTGACCCATTTACAGCTTTTGCAGCTTTGAAGGGAGCTACAGAAGTTATATCACAGGGTATTAAAACAGGTAAAGATTTAGTAAATATGTCAGGTGCTGTAAGTAAATGGGCAAAGGCAGAAGCTAATCTACAGGTTATTGCTAGTGAGAAACCAAAAGGTTTAGGAAAACTATTTGGTAAGTTAACAGGTGCTGAACAAAATGCAATTGATGCACATTTTAGAAAAGAAGAAGCAAATAGACTTCGTGATGAAATGCGAAGTATGTTTTTATTATATGGGTCTGCTGGTCAATGGGAAAGATTACAAAAAGAAATTGCAGTTGAAAGAAAAAGACAAGCAGATTTTTTAAGACAAAAAATAGCTGCAGAAAAACGTAAAAAAAATATTATCATATGGACATTAGCTGTAATATTTGGAGCATCATTTATAGCTTTTGAAATATATATATTAACAAACCACATTTAAGAAAGGAGAAAACTATGCCTCATGGAAAAGGTACTTATGGAAGTAAAGTAGGTAGACCACCTAAGAAAATGAAACATGGTAGAAGTGTTAGACGTTCTAAAAAGTAAAATAAATACTTGTATGCTATGGTAAACTATAGTATTATAGTAACATTAAACATTGCGTAATCGTTTGGTTCGCATCAACGGAGATAAAAAAATGGAAGTAGAACAAAAGGAAGAATGGAGTGATATTGACACTTCAAAACCTGAATCTAAAGAAGAAGACAAAGTAGACTTTGAGGTTGAAAAAACTTCTGAAGATAAAGAAGAAAAGGTTGAAGCTGTAGTTGAAGAACAACCTGTAGCTGAAACTAAAACTGAAACGAAGAAGGAAGATACTCAACCAGAGGAACAACCTGATGAAGCTAAAGACATTGAGTCTGAAAGAGCACAAAAAAGAATACGTCAGTTAGTTCGTCAAAGAAAAGAAAAGGAAGAAGAAGTTGCCAGACTTTTAGCTGATAAACAAGAACTAGAAAAAAGACTTACAAAAAATCAAGATAACCAATTTGATTTAACTAAGACAAGTCTTGAGTCTCAAGAAAAAGGTTTAGAAAATCAACTTAATCTTGCTAAACAAAATTACTTAGATGCTTTTGAAAAAGATGATAAGAGTCAGTTATTAAAAGCACAAGAAGCTTTAAATGAAGCACAGATTAATTTAAATAATGTAAAAACAAATAAGGTAAATTTTGATAAAGATTACGAGAATTACCAGAACACAGTTAAACAACAGCCTGTTCAACAATCTCAACCTCAACAACCCAAATACGACCCTAAAGCAGTCGCATGGGCAGAAAAGAATGAGTGGTTTGGTCAAGACAAAATAATGACTGCTGCAGCACTAGCTTTAGATGCTCAGTTAAAAGAAGAAGGTTTTGACCCAGCAGATGATGACTTCTATGGTGAAGTTGATACTAGACTTAGAAAAACATTTCCAACTAAGTTTGAAACATCTGAACAGGAAACTCAACAAGTTCGTCAGAAGGCTACGTCAAGTCCTTCCCAAGTGGTAGCAGGAACATCTCGCACTCCTGCCTCTAAAAAAATCAAGCTAAGTCAAGAAGACGTTAGGTTGGCTAATAAATGGAATATACCACTAGATAGGTATGCAAAAGAAAAGTCTAAAGTAGAGACTGGAGAAGAGTATACTACAATAACAACACAAATGCGTAGGAGTTAAAAATGGCTATTAATAAAACAAAACGTAATGAAGAAACTAGAGAAGCTACTTCAAAACAAGAAACAACTTCATTTGAAGAAACTAATTTTTTACATATACCTGAAGGAGTTAAAAACAGATTTGATTCTCAAGGTATGTCTTTAAGATGGATTAGGATTACATTAAATGGAGAAGATGATTACAAGAACGTAGGTAAAAGACAACGTGAAGGTTGGATATTTGTTTCCCCTGAAGAAGTTCCAGAGTTAGCTTCAACATCTATTGTTAAAGAAGGTGGTAGATATAATGGAGTCGTTTCCAGTGGTGATGTTGCATTAGCAAAAATACCCACAGATAAAATGGTAGCTAGGCAAGAGTATTATCATAATAAGCATAAGCAACAAGAAGATTCTCTTGATGCAAACTTACGTGCTCAATCTGATTCTCGTATGCCAATAACTAACTCAAGTAAATCAACAGTTACAAAAGGTCGTGAACCTCGTTTTCAAAGATAGTTTGTAACAAATATAAATTATTCTTAATTGAAGGAGATAACAAATGAGTGCAAGTAAAGCATTATTTGGAATGGTCCCATTGAGAAAAGTTGGTTCAAATGCTAATTCTACTGCTCAAACTCAGTATAATATTGCTAATGGACTAGCTTCTAATATTTTTCATGGAGACCTAGTTATGATGTCTGCTGGTAATCTTACACCAGTAGCAACAACAACTGACTATGCTGTAGGTGTTTTTGTAGGCTGTGAATATACAGACCCTACTTCAAAACAACCCACGTTTAGTCGTTACTTTCCTGCAAATACTTCAAGTGCTATTGGTAACCCAGTAGGATTTGTTGTTGATGACCCTTATGCTACGTTTATGATACAAGCAGATGCGTCAGTTACTGCAGGTGATATTAACTCACAAAACTTTGCTGTGACTTTAGGTAGTGGTAGCACTGTTACTGGTAATTCAGGTTTTGGTATTAAAGCTTCAACTAGAGCAACTGCAACCAAAGCTGTAAGACCAATAGCAATGATTGACGAACCTAACAATGCCTTAACAGGTACTGATGGTGCGTACCCTAAACTTGAAGTCAAAATCGTCCAACACTGGATGAAACGTCAGGCAACAGCATAACATAGAAGGAGAAATAATATGGCTATAAATAGAGCAAGTATTGCAAAACAACTTCTTCCAGGACTTAATGCTGTTTTTGGTGTTGAGTATGGTGATGTAAATGACGAACATACACCCCTATTTGAAACTGAAAATTCAGATAGGTCTTTTGAAGAAGAAGTGCTATTCACAGGATTTGGCACAGCTCCAGTAAAATCTGAAGGTGCTGCTGTTTCTTTTGATGATGCACAAGAATCGTTCACAGCTAGATATAACCACGAAACAGTGGCTTTAGCTTTTTCAATTACTGAAGAAGCAATGGAAGATAATCTATATGATACTTTCGCTAAAGTTCGTTCTCGTGCACTAGCTAGAGCAATGGCTAACACTAAACAAGTAAAAGCAGCAGCTATTTTTAATAATGGCTTCACTGCTGGTGATTCTGCAATTGGAGATGGTCAAGCATTCTTCGCTTCAACTCACCCAGTTGTTGGTGGTGGTACACAAAGTAACCTCTTAGCTGCAGCAGATTTAGCTGAAGCAGCTTTGGAAACTGCGTTAATTTCAATTGATGGAACTAAAGATGACAGAGGTATCTTAATTGGTGCACAAGCTCAATCTTTACACATTCCATCTGACCTTAAATTTACTGCTGATAGGCTTCTAGCTTCTCCAGGTAAAGTTGGGTCTGCAAACAACGACATTAACGCAATTAGAAACATGGGAGTAATTCCTGGTGGTTATACTGTAAACAGAAGATTTACAGACACCAATGCTTACTTCATTAAAACTGACGTACCTAATGGTACTAAAATGTTTGTGAGAGTTCCTCTACAAACTAAAATGGAACCAGATTTTGATACTGGTAACGTCAGATTTAAAGCAAGAGAGAGATACTCTTTTGGTGTTTCTGATTGGAGAGGATTCTTTGGTTCTGCAGGTGGCAGCTAGAATCTAACATATAAGGGGTCTCTTAGGAGACCCTTTATACTTTATATAGAAGGAATTATAAATGACAAACTTAACAGCAATAGAATATTCAGCAATTACTACAGCAGCAGCAACGTCTACTGTTCGTTCTTTTGGTACAAGAATAAGAGGTTTCAATGTTGCTAATATTAAAGATGTAGTAGGTGCTTTTGAAATTAAAAATGGTACTACTTCAAGAATTAGAATTGTATTACCTGCAAATGGTACACTTGATACTTATTTAGCAGATGAAGGTATTAGATGTGAAGATGATGTTACAGTAAGTGTAACACCTAGTGTTTATGCTACAATATATATTGGATAGCTAGATGGCTAGAAAAGCTAGGAAGAAATCTAAAGGAATGGGAATTAAGACTAGTGTTAAGTCAGGTAATTTCTTAGCAACTAGTAAAGGTGCAGGTATGACAAAGAAGGGTGTTGCTGCTTATCGTAAAGCAAATCCAGGTTCTAAATTAAAGACTGCAGTAACTGAATCAAAACCTACAGGGAAAAGAGCAAAAAGAAGAAAATCTTATTGTTCAAGAAGTAAAGGACAAATGAAGATGCACAACATTAATTGTAAAAAAACTCCAAAGAAAAGAATTTGTGCAGCAAGAAGAAGATGGAAATGTTAGATGGCAAATTATACAACTTTAACAACAGAGATAGTAAACACAACTGAGAATGATGCTCAAGAGTTTTTAGACCAAATACCTAACATTGTTAATAGAGCAGAGGAAAGATTAACAGATGAATTAGATGATTATGGTTTAGTAACTTATACATCAGTAGCAGTATCATCAGGTAATAATATTGTTACCTTACCAACTGGTACAAGAATAGTAAAGAATTTTAATGTAGATATTAATGGAGCAAAGACAAGTATACTAGTAAAAACTGATGAATATTTAAGAGATTACTGGTCAGTGTCAGCTTCAACAGGTGAGCCAAAGTATTATGCACATAAAGATAATACAACAATAATGATTGCACCTACACCTTCATCAACAAGTAATGGTGAAGTGGTACATGTAACTAGACCAACAACATTAACGTCAGCTTCACCTGCTAATTATTTTACACAGTTTTGTTATGACGCATTGTTTAATGCCTGTATGGTAGAGTCGTACATCTTTATGAAGAACTTTCAGATTGTACCTATGTTTGAACAACGATATCAAACTTCAATACAGACTGTAAGAAACAGAGCCAGAAGATTTAGACGTGACGATATGACAAGACCTGCAAGTCCTGCAGGAGCAGATAATACAGTAGTAGATGGGAGTAACTAATGGTTATTAGTAGAAGTTCAATGCCACAACAGATAAGTAAACCTGGTGTAAAGAAAAAGAAAAAAGGTTTATATAGTAAAGCTAAAGACCAAATAAAAAAATTAGACATAACTAAAAAAATGCCTGAGAGTTTAAAAAAAAATCCTATTCGTAAAAAATTAAGTAAAGCTGCAAGATTTGGTTTAAGAACTGCAACAGCAAGTAATCCATTAGGAATGGGTATATATGCTGGGTTAGATGCACTTGAGGAATATAATAAACCTAAAAATAAATTAAAAAGATTAAAAAGACAAAAAAAAGTTTTAAAAAAAAGAAGAACTGGAACTGATAGACAAAGAGCAAGACATGGCTCAGGAGTTCTTACTGCTGCTGAAGAAAGAGAACTAGATAGAAAACAAAAAGAACTTGAAGAAGTTGTAAATAAATACATGGGTGGTTCATTAAACAAAAGGAGAAAATAATGGGTGTATTAAAAAAAGGTGCTGAATTAACTTTAAAACAAATTAAAAAAAAAATTAAAAATAAAAAACAAGCTGAACGTAAAGCAATGGCTGAAGCTAAAGCTAAAGAATATAAAAATCTTAGTAAAGAAGAAAAAGAAGCACTTAAATATGAAGAAAGTATAGATGCAAGAACTAAAGCTGCAGAAGATGTAGTTAAAGACCAAGGTACATTCTATGATAATTATAATATCTACGATGACATAAAGGTGAATATGAACAAAGGTGGTAGACCAAAAAAAATTAAAAAGAAATCTGGTGGTAGATTAAGTGATGGTACTGCATTTATTAACAGTTTATATAAGGATAAAATGTAATGGTAAAAGAAGTAATTAAAAAAACATTTGGAAAAAAATTTACAGAATTAACTCCAGAAGAAAAAAAGAGAATAGTTAATCAAGTTAAAAAAATTCCTGAGTTTGCAAAGAAAACTACAAAAGAAATAAAAAAAATACTTAATAAAATTTTTACACAACTACCTACAAGAAAATATAAAAAACCAAAGGAAAGAAAAGAACTTTTTGATGTAAGTGATTTAGGAAATAAAAGCACAATGGTAGGTAGAAATACACCTAAACAACAAATGACTAAAGTTAAAGCTAAACCAATGGGTGAAGATAATGTTGTTGGAGGGGAAGGTTCTCAGAAAATAATAACATCTGATGATTTATATATTGATAAAGCAACAGGTAAAATAAAAGAAAGTTTAAAAACAGGTTCTAAAAAAGTAAGGAGAACTGAAACACCTGTATTTGATAGTGGAAGAAGTAGAAATCCCTTTGGTATGAATAAGGGTGGAAGAGTTCGTAGCTATCGTGGTTATGGAAAAGCCAGACGTGGTTAATTAATATTAAAAAAGGAGTTTATAATGGTTGTTCAATCACTTGTTAAAAAAAAAGTTAAATCTAAAATTAAAGAAATACCCACATATATGGAAAATGCTAAAAAATTAGCTGATAGAGGTGTTCAATGGGCAAAAGATTTTATTAAACAAAAAAACCCAACACAAGCTAAATATGATAGTGCTTTAAAAAAACATAATAAAGGTACAGATAGAAGAGTTAAAAGAGAAACAACATTTGTTACAAGCACTCCTCAAGGTAAAGGAAAAATTAAACAAACTCAAGATAAAAGAATATCAACAGATACTAAAACTCAAGATTCTTCAGGTAAGTTAACAGGAATGTTCTCAGGAAATGTAGTGCAAACAAAAAAAGAAATAACTAACATAAATAAAAAAATAGCAAATGGTATACCACTTACTAGAAGAGAAAGAAGATTAATTCCTGGATTAAATAAAAAAATGCAAAATATAGCAAAAAAAGAAAAACAACAAATTGATGAAGGTTCTTTAAGATTTTCAGGTCCAAATGCTGCAAATCAAATTAAAAGAATTACTGAAACTGCATCTGGTGCAAAAAAAGCTATAGAAAGAAAATATGGTGGTAAAGTTAAAAAATTACAATCTGGTGGTAGAGTTGGTGCACCTAGAGGTACTGGAGCTGCTTTACGAGGATTTGGGAAAGGATATAAATAAATGCCTGCAGTAAAAAAAGGTTTTGAACTTACATTAAAACAATTACAAAAATTAAAAAAACAAGCTCAAAAAGAGGTAGCTAAAGAAGAAGAGATAGCATATAAAAAATTTCATCCAGATGAATCTGCTGAAATGCATGATTTAGCAGAATCTAAAATGAGGTTACAGGGAATACAACATGAAATTGATAAAATTAAAAAACTAGATGAACCATTTAAATCTGGTCGTAGAGTTGGTTCAATTAAAATACCTAAAAAAACTAAAAAATTAAAAGTTGACCAAAAACCAAACAAAAAAAAACAACCAATTGACCCTAGAGATTTAGCTAAAAATTTAATAGAAGCTGGTGAACTTCCAAAAGGACTTCCAAGAAAACAAAGTTTTAAAAAAAAATCTGGTGGTAAACTAAGAGGTATGGGTAAAGCACTACGTGGTGGTGGTAAAGTAATGAGAGGTTAAATAAATGACAACAAATAATACGTCAGGCACTTATGACTTTAACTTAGAAATAGGTGACGTTATACAGGAAGCTACTGAGATGATTGGTGGTGAAGTAACTCTTGGTGAAGAACCAAGAAGTGCTAGACGTTCAATTAATCTTATATTAAATGACTGGCAGAATAGAGGTGTTTGTTTATGGACAACAAATACAACTATTGTGAGTATTGCTGCAAGTGTATCACAAGTAAGTTTAGGTAGTCATGTAAGTGACGTAATGCAAGTTGTTGTCAATAGAGATAATACAGATTTAGAAATGACTCGTATATCGTATGAAGAATATTTAAAAGTTCCTAACAAAGGACAAACAGGTAGACCTTCACAATATGCAGTTAAAAGATTTGGTGATAATGTACAATTACATCTATGGTCATTATCAGATGTTAATACTGATAAACTAAAAATTGAAAAGATTGATTATATGCAGGACGTAAATAAATCTGCAATACAAAATGCAGATATGCCTAGAAGATTTTTACCTGCACTAACAACTGGTCTAGCATATTATATGTCATTAAAAAGACCAGGAATAACTGAAGCAAGAGCAAAATTTTTAAAAGCTGAGTACGAAGAAAGACTTGGCTTTGCAATGACTGAAGATAAAGAACGTGCATCACTTTACATTACACCTAAGATGGGTGTAATATAATGGCAGTAAAAAATAAAAAAGGAATAGTATCTCAAAATAGAAAAAGAATGTACGAAGGTAAGGAAGTAAAACCTGTAATGTACTCTGTAAGAGGTAAAAAGAAAATGGTGGGTAGTGTTGATGGTGAATTAATTTTAAATAAATTAGGTCAACCTATTCCATTTAAACAATTATAGGTGTATAATGGCAGTAGGTAAAAGAGCAAAAGCAGTATGTGATGTATGTGGATTTGTTTATCCTCATAATGTTATGAAGTTAAACTCTTATGGCTTATTAGTTTGCCCTACTGACTTTGATGGTGCTTATGATGAAAAGAATCATCCCCAAAATAAAGCACCTAATGTAAAAGATGACGAGACGATTAGAAACCCAAGACCTACACAAAGCGAAGCTTTTACAACTTGGGAAAATCAAAATACTAACTGGGAAGCAACTACCCAAGATTGGAACATAGTGAGTAATTTAGATGCCTGATTTAACTGGACAAGAAATATCAAATTCGTATAAACGACTACTGCAAGTAAAGACTTCAGCTAATGAAGGAATTACGACTACTCTAAGGACTATTCAGTCAGGTGACAATGCAGACTCACCTTTACAACTCAACAACTCTACATTAAATGTTAATGGTACTTTTGCAATAGGTGGTGTAAACCTAACTGCAACTGTTTCATCTTTAAATGCAACTGCAGATATATCAGGTGGTGAAGGTTATGTAGTTGTATCAGGTACAAATATTTATAAAAGAAGTTTTTCTGCAGGTAATGGTATTACTATTACTAGTAATGATGGAGTTGCAAGTAATACAGGTATTGCTTTAACAAGTACAATAAGTAATGTTCAAAGCTTTGGTGCTTCAGCAGTTTCAGCCACTACATTAGATGTATCAAAAACTATTACTTCTTCAATTGTAAGTGCAGTAGATATAAGAGGAGCAACTGTAAGTGCAACTACTTTAAAAGCAGCTAATGCAACAATTGTAAGTACAGTATCAGCAGCATTTTTTGTAGGTGATGGTTCAGGTTTAACAAATGTTCCTTCTGCTGAAGGTGGTACATTAAAACATGTTAAACCAGGAACAGGTCTTGCAGCAACTGTTAATGGTGCATCAGCAACAACCATTACAGTTAGTGGTACATTAAATGTTAATCCTAACCAATCTTTTGGTACAGTTTCAGTTTCAACAGGTTTAGTTGTTCCACAAGGAGCAATAACTTTTTCAGTACCAGTGAGTGGTACTTCAGCAGTCTTTACAGGTAATGTATCAGCAGCTAATGTTTATGCAGGAACAAATGTATTTGTAGGTGGTACAGCAGTTCCAACAGCTTCAGATATAGCTGCAGTATCAGCACTTACTTCAGTTAATAAAGCTGATATAGCTACAAATGTGGCAGCGATAACTTCAGCAAATACAGTTATAGCTGCAGTATCTGCATTATCATCTGTAAATAAAGCAGCTATTACATCTATAAATAGTATTATAGGTGATGGTGGTAATTATGCAACAAGTGCTGAACTCGCTACAGTATCTGCAGCATTAGCTACAAGTATAGGAAATACTAATACTGCACTTGCTACAACTTCAGCAGCACTTGCAACTTCAATAGGTAATTCAAATACAAATATAGCTGCAGTATCAGTTTTAACTTCAGTAAATAAAGCTGACATTGCAACAAACGTAGCAGCTATTACTTCAGCAAATACAGTAATAGGTGCAGTTTCTGTACTTACAAAAACAAACTTAGATGCCATTACTTCAATTAATACAGTTGTAGCAAATGTTTCATCAACTCTTGCAACTTCCATAGGAAATTCAAATACTAATATTGCTGCAGTTTCAGTCTTAGCTTCAGTAAATCTTGCAAGAATAGTTGCAACTTCAGCAGCTTTAGCAACAAGCATAGGTAATCAATTACCTAAAGCAGGTGGTACAATAACAGGTACAGTATCTGCTCAATCAGTTTATGTAAGTGCATTAGGTGCAAATACTTCAGCAACTCTTGGTAAAAGAATTAGAGTAGATGGAGCTGCAATAGCTGACATTGTAAGTTTAACTGATGGTGCAAATATATCAGTAGACTTTAATGCAGGTCAAAACTTTGCAGTGCAGTTAGGTGGTAATAGAACATTAGATAATCCTACAAATTGTGTTCCTGGACAAACAGGAAGTATATTTGTAATACAAGATGGAACAGGTAGCAGAACTTTATCATTTGGAACTAACTATAAGTTTCCTGGAGGAACTGCTCCAACATTATCAACAGGTGCTTCAGCATGTGACAGAATTGACTATATTACATTTACGTCAACAAATCTACATGCAGTAGCAACATTAAATGTGAGTACAGCATAATGGCAATATTTCAAAATAATTTATTAGCAGGTGCAGGAGCACAAAGTAGTGACAGTACATATGCAATAGACCAATCAATTAGATTTAATCAAGCTGATTCAGCATTTATGTATAAAAACTTTTCAGGTGCTGGAAATAAGAAAACAGCCACTTGGTCATTCTGGTGCAAAAGGGCTGATTTAGGTGATAGACAAGATGTAATATCTTTTGCACAGGATGTTCCTTTTATTTTTCAATCAGATGATACATTGAAAATTGCTACTTTTGGTGTTATTTCTTTAGTTACAAACAGAGTTTTCCGAGACCCAGCAGCCTGGTACCATTTTGTTTTAACTGTTGATTCTACTAATCAAATTTCTACTAACAGAATAAGATTATATGTAAATGGACAAAGAGAAACAAGTTTTAGTACAGAGGTTTATCCTTCATTAAATGCTGATGCAAATTTTTATACAGGAACACCCTCTTCACCTTATACAGCATTTGCCCAACAAATTGGTAATATTATTGGAGGTAGTTATTATAATGGTTTATATTTAGCAGAAATACATTATTTAGATGGTATTAGTTATGGACCAGAATACTTTGGAGAAACAAATAGTAATGGGATTTGGGTTCCCAAAGAGTATGATGGTAGTTATGGAACAAATGGATTTTACATTAAAGGAGAAGATTCATCTGATTTAGGTAACGACAGTTCTGGAAATGGTAATGATTTCACGACAAGTGGACTTGCAGCACATGACCAGATGCTTGACACACCAACAAATAATTTTGCAGTATTAAATCCAGCAGATACATTTGGTAAATTAGCTGGTGAAATAAGAAATGGTAACTTAGAGTTAAAAGATAATAGTGCAAGTGTATATGTACATGGGAGGGCAACATTTGGTTTTCCCCT